TCATGGAACTCGCTCTCGCTTTCTCTGTTTTCGCCTTCTGCGTCGGCGCCATCGCGTGCCTGACGGCGGCGTTTATCAAGATCTTGATAGCCTTGTCCTGTAAGGATTGACCTCGGACCAAGGTCCACGGTACTTTAACAGTAGCTCCAACAGACGGATCATCCTGTTGGAGCACCAGTTAGCGTCTTGCGACAGCTTCGGTCCTCGCAGGATTGTGGAATCCCGCCCCTGTCTCTCCCCTCGGGCGGAAGGTAACCGGTTCCCCTCCCATTGGCCGGTTACTTCCTTTGGACCCGCCTTGCTCCGGTGAGGTGGGTCCAATTTTTCCCATTCTTGATGTTGCGGACGGTAGTATGATCGATCCCGTAATCCTCGGCGATCTTTACCGGCAGGCGGTCATCGTAGAATATGTCGAGCACCTGATCTTCCGTCAGCTTTGCGCTACCGTTTTTAGACCCACGACTACTTCTGTTCCGGATGACCCGATCCAGCATGTTGTCTTGATGGGTGCCCGTCTCCAGATGCCAAGGGTTCACGCAGAGCGGGTTATCGCAGCGGTGACGGACTATCAGCCCTTGCGGGATCCGGCCATGAAAGTATTCGTAGCTAAAGCGATGAGCGGAGACGCTGGTGGATCCAACGGAAAATGATCCATACCCCATGTGCCCACGGGATATAGAGCCTTTCCATTCCCAGCAATCTTCCATTGACGGTCGCACATTGACCTTGGAAAAGAATCTGGCAATGTCGTACTTATCTGGTTCTGGTCCGTCCGCCAATTCCAGAGTCCTGCAACTTGCCGCTGCGTTATAGCAGACGGCAACAGGATTGAGGAGATACTTCTTTTGGCCGAGCTTACGCGATATCTGAATGCTCTTGGTACGATTGAGAGCGGCAACAACTACTCGGCCCTTGGTCCAAGGACCGAGAAGGGTAATCAGGCGTATGGCCGCTATCAGGTCATGGACTTCAATATCCCTGTTTGGACGAAAGAGGTCCTTGGCCAGGAGATGACGCCGCAGCAATTTCTGCGCGACAAGGAAGCGCAAGACGCTGTTGCCGGGGCGAAGTTTGGACAGTATGTCGAGCAGTACGGTAATCCGTATGACGCGGCCAGCATGTGGTTTTCTGGTCGGCCGATGGATCGTGCTGGCAATGCGTCCGATGTTACTGGTACGTCAGTCCCGCAATATGTCAGCCGCTTCGCTAACGCTTTGGGTCAGCCGCTTGCGGAGGATGCTGAAGGAATCGCCGCGTTGAATGCGGAGGAATTGGCCTTGGCCCGTGAGCGGATGAACTTGGACCAAGGACCTTCGAACAAACAGCGCCAGCGGATGATCTCGGCAATCACGGACTATTACCAATCAACTCTGCCCAAGCAGGCGGACTTCAGTATGTTGCCGGGTAGAAAACGCTGATGGCATTGCCGACAACTGTCTCCGATGAGACCCTCCGACAATACCTCGCTCTGCAAAAGCGGGCCGCGCAACTTACACAGGTTGAAGGGGCTCGTGAGCACTTTCTTGATTTTGTCCGCTTCATCTGGCCGAACTTTATCGCCGGTCGCCATCATAAGATTGTGGCAGAGAAACTTGAAGCGGTTGCTCGTGGAGAGCTTAAAAGACTGATCATCAACATGCCGCCGCGCCATACGAAGTCAGAGTTTGCTTCGTATCTGTTCCCGGCGTGGTTCATTGGACGCATGCCTGACAAGAAAATCATGCAGGCAACGCATACCGCAGATCTGTCTATCCGATTCGGCCGCAAGGTGAAGAACCTGATGGAGACGGAGGATTACAAGCGGGTCTTCCCGGACGCGCGGCTCCGGTCTGATTCGAAGGCCGCGTATCGTTGGGAGACGGACGAGGGCGGGGAATACTACGCTGCCGGTGTGGGCGGTAACATTGCCGGCCGCGGCGCCGATTTGTTCATCGTGGACGACCCGCATTCGGAACAGGACGCGCAGTCGCCGACCGCCTTGGAAAACGCTTGGGATTGGTATCAGGCTGGTCCTCGTCAGCGTCTGCAACCGGGCGGGGCGATTATCGTCGTCATGACGCGGTGGGGCGAACTCGACATCACGGCGCGTCTTCTGAAGCAGCAGGGCATGGATCCGAAGGCGGACCAGTGGGAGGTGGTGGAGTTTCCGGCCATCTTGGAATCCGGCGAACCACTCTGGCCTGAGTATTGGAAGCTGGAGGAACTGGAGAAGATCAAGGCGTCGATCAGCCTGTCGAAGTGGCAAGCGCAATATATGCAGCAGCCCACGGCAGACGCGGCGTCGATTGTTAAGCGCGACTGGTGGCAGGTGTGGGAGAAGGAGGAAATCCCGCGTCTGCATTACGTCATGCAGTCTTACGACACGGCGTTCCTGAAAACGCGAACGGCTGACTTTAGCGCGATTCAAACGTGGGGCGTATTCTATCCACGGGAGGACGGGCCAGCAAATATCATCTTGTTAGACGCCAAGAAGGGCCGGTGGGAGTTTCCGGACCTGAAACGTGTGGCGTTGTCGGAGTACCAATACTGGGACCCAGAAACAGTCTTGATCGAAAGTAAGGCGGCGGGCTTGCCTCTGACGCAGGAACTGCGGAACATGGGCATCCCGGTCGTGAACTACACGCCGTCGCGTGGTAATGACAAGTTCAGCCGGCTCAACTCTATCGCCCCGCTGTTTGAGGCGGGGCTAGTGTGGTATCCTGAGACCTCTTGGGCCGAGGAAGTTATCGAAGAGATCGCCGCATTCCCGTATGGAGCGCATGATGACCACGTCGATGCGTGCTCACAGGCTCTGATGCGCTTCCGCCAGGGCGGGTTCATTACCCATCCTGAAGATTATGTGATAGAACAGACCGAACATATCGGTCGCAGGGTGTATTACTGATGGCAACGGACCCCTTTAACAACGTCGATAAGGCGGTTTACCCTGAGATCCCGTCCGAACTTCCTCCCGTCGGCGACATGATGTCTCCCGATATGGAGATGGAAGACGAAATGATGGGCGAAGATGACGATTTCGACATCATTGAAGACGAAGACGGTGGTGTAACCATCACTTTTGGTGGTGAAGAGGGGAAGAAAGACCCCGAAAACGCCCCCTTCAATGCGAATTTGGCGGAGTATGTGGACGATAAAGAGCTGTCGTCCATCTCAACGGACCTTGTTTCCATGATTGAGGACGACGATTCGTCCCGTCAGGAGTGGAAAGACACCTACGAGAAGGGCATGACCCTTCTCGGCTTGCAGTACGAAGAGCGCACGGAGCCGTTTGACGGCGCGTCGGGCGTCGTTCACCCCATTTTGAACGAGTCGGTCGTACAATTCCAAGCCCAAGCCTACAAAGAGCTGCTTCCTCCGGGCGGTCCTGTACGTACACAGGTCGTCGGCATGGTGACACCGGAGCGTGAGGCGCAGGCCGACCGCGTTCGGACGTTTATGAACTACGAAATCACGCATGTGATGGAAGAATACGACCCGGATTTCGACCAGATGCTCTATTACGTGGGCTATGGCGGGTCGGCCTTCAAGAAAGTGTACTATGACGGCTTCCTTGGCCGCGCGACGAGTCCGTATATCCTGCCGAAGGACCTGATCGTCCCCTATAACGCCCGCGATTTGCTGACGGCTGAGCGTGTGACGCACGTCACGCGTGTTAGCGCGAACGAATTGCGCAAGCAGATGGTGGCCGGGGTCTATCGTGAGGTGGATCTGGGCAAGCCGGGTGTCACCGAAGCGGATGAGATCCAAGAAAAGATCGATCAGATCAATGGCGTCGAGCCGTCGGAAGAAACCGACGAGTACACGCTTTACGAATGCCATTGCAATTTGGATCTGCCGGGTTTCGAGGACCGTTTGAACGACGGCAAAGAGACGGGCATCAAGCTTCCGTACATTGTGACGATTGAAAAGGACTCCGGCGAGATCCTTTCTATCCGTCGCAACTACAAAGCTGATGATCCGCTGCGCAAAAAGCGCCAATACTTCGTTCACTACAAGTTTCTTCCGGGCATGGGCTTTTATGGCTTCGGCCTTGTCCACTTGCTCGGCAATCTGTCGCGTTCGTCCACGTCGATTCTGCGTCAGTTGATCGATGCCGGCACGTTGGCAAATTTGCCAGCCGGCTTCAAAGCAAAAGGCCTGCGTGTTCAGGATCAGGATGCACCGTTGCAACCTGGTGAGTGGCGCGATGTCGATGCACCGGGTGGATCGCTGCGCGAAAACCTGTTGCCGCTGCCGTACAAAGAACCGAGTGCCACGCTCTTCCAGCTTTTGGGCTTCTGCATCACCGCCGCTGAAAAGTTCGTCGGCACAAAAGATCTTGGCATGGGTGAAACCAACCAAGAGCTTCCTGTCGGCACAACGATTGCGCTTTTGGAACGCGGCTCGCGCGTCATGTCCGCTGTTCACAAGCGGATGCACTATGCGCAGATGCAGGAATTGAAGCTGCTTGCAAAGGTTTTTGCTGAGTCGCTTCCGCCTGAATATCCGTACGAAGTTCCGAATGCGGAACGCACAATTAAAGCTGCTGACTTTGATGATCGCATTGACATCTTGCCGGTGTCGGATCCGAACATCTATTCGATGACGCAGCGCATTTCGTTGGCGCAAGAGCAGCTCCGTCTCGCTCAAGCCGCGCCGCAAATGCACAATCTCTACGAAGCTTATCGTCGTATGTATGCTGCGCTCAACGTGCAGAACATCGACATGCTGTTGCCTCCTCCGCCGAATCCGATGCCGCAGGGACCAGCACAAGAAAATGCTCGCTCGATTGTTGTTCCTAATGGAGGCTCACCCCTCCAAGCTTTCCCCGAGCAAGATCACCAAGCACACATCACGGCGCATGTTCAGTTCTACATGCTGCCGCTTATCCAAGTTTCTCCGCAGGTGCAGGGTGTTCTTCTGTCGCACATATTCGAACACATTTCGCTGCTTGCCCAGCAGCAGGCAATGCAGCAACTGCAACAGCCTGTGCAGAGCATGGATCAGTTCGGTCGTCCCATGATGATGCCGCCTCCGCCGGTCAATCCGGCGCAGCAGGCTGCACTGACGGCACGTATCGAATCGCAGCTCCAAGCGCAGATCTTGCAGATGCTCAATCCGCCTCCGCCGGATACTGGCGCTGATCCGCTGATTCAGTTGCAGGAAAAGAACTTGCAGCTCAAGGCGCAGCAGCTTCAGACGAAAGCGCAGTCGGATGCTGAGCGTCTTGCGTTTGATCGTGCGAAGCTTCAGGCGAAAGACTCGCTTGATCGCGAACGCATCCAGTCGAACGAAGACATCGCGCAGCTTCGCGCTAACGTATCTCTCCAGAGGGCCGGAGTCGCGTAATGCTCGCGCCTTGGGAACTTCTCCTTCTCCGTAACATCCCCCGCGATGGTCAAGGCGGGGACGGTCCAAGTGGCGGTCCCGGCGGTGGTCCGAGTGGCGATGGCCCCGGATCTGATGGCCCCGGTGGCGAGGGCGACGGCGGGGACGAAGCTGGCGATAGTGGTGATGAGGGCGGAGATGACGCCCCAACCGATACTGGTCGAGATGCTCCGGTAGGAATGATTGGTGGCGGTCCGAACGCCACTCCCGGAATCGGCCCCGGCTCTATGTCGGAAGCCGCAGCGAACATTGCCGGCACCTCTGGCGGTCCCGAAGGCGCGATGGCAAACGCCGCCGCGACGGGCGATCCCGGCATTATGGGAGCCGTGGCGGGCATGGTCGGAGCAGACTCCGGCCGCAGTGCCAGCTCCATGGGAGCAACTGAAGGCGCGAGCGTAGCTCCCTCTGTATCTCCCGCCGTATCTACTTCTTCCATAGCTTCCGTTGCAGCCGGCTTGGCTCCTCCCGGCACGACAGTTGGTGTGACGGACGCCCTTGGCAACACTTCTATTGGCGGTTTCGGGGTCTCCGGCATTACGGGCGGTGTCTCGGGCGCAAACGTGTCTGGCGGTCTCGGCGCTCTTGGCGGACTCGGCGGCTTGGGAACGGGTTCCAGCAGCCCCGGCATCACAGGCGTTGGCGGTCTGAGTGGCGTTGCCGAACTGGGCGACACAGGTCCACAAGGCTTTGCTGCGAGCGAATCAGGCTTTGCTCCTTCTGGAACGGCTACCGATGTCAGCAACGGCCTCGCCGCTGTTGGCATGGCTGCAAATGAAACAGCTTACTCGGGCGACATGGGCAATGTCAGCAGCTTGGCTTCTGCTGCGGCCACTCCTGCCGAAGGTCTTTCCGATATCGGCCTTGCTGATCCCAGTGGATTTGGCACAGGCTTTACCGGCATGGGGACGGGTAGCGTCAGTATCAGCCCCTCCGTTGAGGCGGCAGTTCAGGCCGTTTCGTCTTTTGGGGCGCAGAACATCGGCTCCTATAGCGGGATGCCTGGGTACAGCACTCCGTCAGCTTCTGTTACAGCACCCACTGGGATGCAGGCCGCGACGGTTGGTTATGCCGGAAGCCCCGGTATCACCAGCATTTCATCTACCGACCTGTCTAACCAGCTTAGCGGCATGGCTCAGCCAAGTGCGCAAAGCGCCATTGGCGTGTCGTCTCCCTCCGTCTCCAGCTACGGGTTCTCCGGCGCCAACATCGGTTCCGTACAAGGCTTGACGGGTACGACTTCCATATCTGGCCCGTCTTCCTTGGCAACTGCGGCGTCCGTTCCTTCGTCTTCCACGTCCGTTTCCCCGTCCACATCTAGCGTCAGCCGCTCCGCCAGCTCCATTTCTGCCGAGGATGCGCCGCAGGAACAGACTGGAATTATGGGCTTGCTCGGTAATCCGGCAGTATCAACGGCATTAAATCTGGGTATCGCTGCCGTTT